CCTGACCCCGATCTAGACCTTCCTAACCTACAGTTCTGGAACTGTATGGACTATGGTGTCAGATGTATTGAGAAACAGTTCATTGGATCCATGGACTTTGAGTTGAGAACTCGCAACTATGGCTCAATGAAAGGTGAATATTTGTTTACATTGGACAATTTCCACCCCGATGTGGACATAACTAACTGTAACGTGAGTGAAATTCCAGAAGAACACAAGTCTCATAACTGTATTGAACTTGAAAATGGTCAATTTGCACTCTATCCAAACAATAGAATGCGTATCTTTGACCTTTCTATTACTCCAGAAGAACCAAAGATTCCTGATTTCAAAGTTTCTACCAAATATTATCAGGTTGAAAACGGTGTGAGATGGGGTAGACTGGGTGATACGGACGAATATTTCTGGAAAACACCCGAAGAAAGTGAATTATGTCCAAATTGCGGACAAAATCCTTGTGATCCACGTTGTATAAATGCTGATTAGGGATAGAAACCCCTCTAAAAGTTCTGTTTTTCCTATAAAGACAGAAAAATGGCTCAAAATCCAGTAGATCTAGGTAAAGATTTCATCCAAAAAGGGATGAGATTGATCACTCAGAGGTCATCAGACGCACTTTTGAAGAAGGCTCATGACCAAAAGTATGAAATTCCCGAAGATAGAATGTCAAGACCATGTGGAGGCGCTGGTGGTTTTGATGACTTCGTTGAACGTTGGCATGAATAGTATAAATATAGCAGAAAAATTGTATCGGTAGATGCCTGCGATTCGTCAATCACGTCGTTTTAAGGACATTTCGTTGTCTTTCAAGAGGCATCCTGTAACTAATGATCTGGTTGCGATTACAAATGAGGATGCAATCAAGAGATCGGTAAGAAATCTTGTTGAAACGATCAATAATGAGAGACCATTTAACTCTCTAATTGGATCTGAAGTCAGAAATAGTCTTTTTGAGACTGCTGATGACAGTATTCTGACAAGATTAGAGGTTGAAATTGAGACTTCTATCAAAAACTTTGAACCAAGAGTCTCATTACAGTCTGTTTTGGCGACTTATCCACCAGATACCAATGAAATAACCGTTGATATCAAGTACGATATCGTCGGATTGGCAATAGATACACAAGAACTCACGTTTATTCTTCAACCGACTAGAGAATAATGGCTTTTACTCAATATACAAACCTAGATTTTGAGCAAATTAAAGCCTCTTTGCGTGATTATTTGAGGTCAAACTCAAATTTCACGGATTTTGACTTTGAAGGATCCAACCTATCCATTCTTATTGACACGTTAGCGTACAATTCGTACATTACGAACTACAATGCTAACATGGTCGCAAATGAAGCGTTCATTGATAGCGCTACTTTGCGTGAAAATGTCGTTGCGTTAGCTAGAAATATTGGTTATGTACCCGCTTCAAGACGGTCTGCAACCGCAAACGTCTCATTTACCGTTGATTTGGGGTCAGGAACGACAAAATCAAGCGTAACACTCAGAGCCGGACTGGTTGCAATCGGTGATGCAGCGAATACTAACTTCACTTTTTCAATTCCAGAGGATGTAACGTCCCCAGTTGTTGATGGAATTGCTAGTTTTACAGTTGATATCAAACAAGGGACATATTTGACCAAAGAATATGTCGTTGACACTGCTCAAAACAACCAAAGATTCATTCTTCCAAACCCATTTGTTGACACATCAACAATTAGAGTAAAAATTAAGGACACTTCAAGTTCTTCTACATCAAGAGTTTACTCTCTGGTTGATAATATCGTCGGAATCAAGACAACATCTGAGAATTATCTGATTCAAGAGATTCAAGATGAAAAATATGAGTTAATTTTCGGTGATGGTGTCATTGGTAAGAAGTTATCAAACGGAAATGTCGTAACTACATCATATATTGTCTGTGATGGTCCAAATGGTAACGGTGTTGCCAACTTCGCATTTTCTGGAAAGTTAGTTGACAATGATGGTGGACTGATTACCTCTGGTGTTTCTGCTGTTTTCACAAACGAACCATCTAGAAACGGTGCGGAGATTGAAAATATCTCAACAGTCAAGAATTTAGCACCTAGAGTCTATGCATCTCAGTATAGAGCAGTAACTGCGAATGATTATGAAGCAATCATTCCAACAATTTACTCAAATACTGGAAGTGTAACTGCATATGGTGGTGAAGATGCAACTCCACCTCAGTTTGGTAAAGTCTTTATCTCTATCAAACCCAAAAATGGTCAATATGTCTCCGATTTTGACAAGAGACAGATTCTGCAGAAGTTAAAAGGTTATAGCGTAGCTGGAATTCAACCAGAATTGATTGATCTTAAGTATCTTTATGTTGAATTAGACAGTAGTGTCTACTACAACACTAATATGACTGCAAGTGTCTCAGATCTGAAGACAAAAATCACAAATTCTCTGACAATTTATAGTAAATCTGACGATCTGAATAAATTTGGCGGTAGATTTAAGTATAGTAAGGTCCAAAGAATCATTGATGACACTGATACTTCAATTACATCAAATATTACGAAGGTAATTATTCGCAGAGACCTTGAAACTGACACTGCAAACTTTGCACAATATGAATTATGTTATGGTAACAAGTTCCATAACCGTCGTGGTGGTTATAACATCAAATCTACTGGTTTCCAAGTTGATGGAATTCGTGGAACTCTTTACTTTGCTGACCAATATGTAAGTCCAACAAGAGGTAGGTTGTTCGTCTTTAGATTGGGACAAACTGGAGAACCAGAAGTCGTTATTAAGAACGCCGGCACCGTCAAATATGATGTTGGTGAAATCCTTATAGATACAATAAGGATTATATCTACTGTGAAAAATAATGACGTTATTGAGATTCAGGCAATACCAGAGTCTAACGATGTCATTGGGTTAAAAGATCTTTATGTGCAGTTTTCGGTATCAAAAACCACTGTTAGCACAATTGAAGACGTAATTTCTACAGGTGCAGATACTTCTGGTACTAGATTCATTTCAACTTCCAGCTTCTTAAACGGAAAATATATTAGACAGTAATGATAGACACCGCCTCCAAGAAAGTCCAGATCAATCAGATCGTTAGGAGTCAATTACCTAGCTTTGTATCTGAAGACAATCCACTTTTTGTTGATTTTCTGAGTGAATATTATAGGTCACAAGAATTTCAGGGTGGACCAATTGATATCATTACTAATCTGAATGAATATCAGAAATCGGAGTCGTTTTCTGGTCAAAATAGTCTGGTTGGATTTACAACATCCGTTGGAGACACTCAATCTTATGATACAACGATCAATGTTGTATCAACTGCTGGATGGCCATCAAAATATGGTCTCTTGAAGATCCGTGATGAGATCATCACCTACACTGGAATCACTACAAACTCATTTACTGGTTGTATTCGTGGATTTAGTGGTATTGACAATCTGCATAGTCCTGTAAATTCCGAAAGTTTGGTATTTGCGGAAACAGAAGCTAGTAGCCACCCCGCATCTTCAAAAGTTACTAATTTAAGTAACCTATTTCTTCAAGAATTCTGGAAAAAGACGAAGAATCAGTTTTTACCTGGTTTTGAAGACCGTACTCTTACAAGCGATCTTGATAAGGCTAACTTTTTACGTCAAGCCAAAGATTTTTACGCTTCCAAAGGTACAGATGAAGCAATCAAAATCCTTTTTGCGGTTCTTTTTAACAAAAACGCTGAAGTTATCAAGCCAATTGAGTATCTGATCTCTCCATCAGATGCTGATTACGTTGTAACTGATGATATTGTAGCTGAACTCATCAGTGGCGACCCCAAAAACGTAATTGGTCAGACTTTATATCAAACTGGAGTTGATGGAACTAGTGCATCAATCTTCAATGCTCAAAGATATGAGAAAAATGGGAAATCTTACTATCTGATCAGTCTTAGTAAGAATTCTATTATTGGTAACTTCAATGTTACTGGATCTTCCATTCTTGTAGAGAACGTTTCCATTGGATCTACGGTAATCACCGTAGATTCTACAATTGGATTTGGAAATACTGGTTCTATCTACATTGGTGTTGGTCAAACTGTTGGAATCGCTACGTATACCAACAAATCATCCACTCAGTTCTTTGGATTAACTGGTATTACGTCATCTTATACCAATGGTGAGTTTATACGCGGTTCTAGGACCGTATATGCGTATGAGAATGGCGATTTAACCAAACCTGTATACTTTAGACTAACCTCTGTTGCGTCTGGTGCAGATATTGGTGATTATCTAAATCTTCAACCTGGTGATGTAGTAAAAGGTAAGCAACTTGGCGATGTAACCGCCGCAACCAATTATAGACTCAATTCTTGGATTCATAATATCAAGACAAAGAGTGATGTAGCTAAAGCAGTTGAAACAAACAAGTCAATTATTGATACTGTAACCAACACAGTAACAACAACGACTCCACACCTCCTGAATCTTGAAGATTCGGTGACTTTACTGGATTTGTCAAGTGCGATTCCTGCAAATGTCGTTGGAACTGTATCCCAGGTTATTAATAGCAACCAATTTAAGATTTCAATCACTTCTGGGACGATTAATGTCTCAAGAACTTACAAGGTACAGAAAAATCTCACTTTTGCGTCTAGTAACTCAAATCAGATTGATGTATCTAAGTTTGTTGCAAACGTACAGAACACATACACGTCTCTGGATGACAAATACTTCTATGTGACCTCTGGATCTCTTCCATCCTACAAAATTTACGCCACAGACAGAAGAAAGACGTTTGGTTCTGGTGACGTAAGTTCAAATTCCATCACAATCAATAATCACGGTTTTTACACTGGTGATTTAGTCACATATTCGCCAGTTTCTGTTGGTGGATCTTCAATTACGGGACTTTCAACAAATACGATCTATGCAGTCTCTAAAGGAGACGATAATACCATTTCTCTTGCTCGTAGTCCATATGATGCGTTCGTTAAGAGAACAATCACAATTACAGGAGCTGGTACGACTCATAGATTAGTACCAACTGAACTTAGTAACAGAAATCTTCAATATCAAAACTATTTGAGACAGTTCCCAGTCAATCAGGAACTCAAGGAGTATGATGTTACTCTTAAAAATGAAAATGTTGGTATGTTCAGAAACGGTGTGGAAATCGTTTCTAATGTATCTGGTGATTCCATCTATAATGGAAATATTGTCAAGATTGAAGTTGAGAATGGTGGAAGTGGGTATGATGTAGTTAACAGACCATATATTCACATTAACGACTCTATTGGTGCTGGTGCAACTGCATATGCAGTTGTTGAAAATGGTACTTTCAAGTCAATTGAGATCACATATGGTGGTTATGACATTAGACAAACACCATCTATCAGAATTACTGGTGGTAATGGATCTGGTGCAACAGCCTCTGCAAGACTTCGTTCTATTAGAAACTCTAAGATCTTTAACTCAGATTCTGATGTTAATCTAACAGATGACAGGATTGAATATCCTGCAAATCACCTGTTCTACAATGGTGAGTCTGTAGTTTACTACAAACCCAATGGATATGCAGCCGTTGGTGGACTTGTTGATGGTTCTCTGTATTATGTCCATAAGGTAAGTGACACTGTACTGCAGTTGATGAACACATACAGTGATGCGCTGAATGGCCTGAACGCAATCAATCTTACTTCTAGATCTGCGGGTGCAAGTAGACTTGTATCTACTGTAAGTAGAAATATTCTTGATAGAGTTGTTGTTGAGAATCCTGGATCTGGATATTCAAACAGAAAGGTTCTTGTTACTGGAACTCAGTATCCCCCAAGCACCCTTGGTGATGTAATTACCAGTGGAATCAATACCTCTAGTAATTACATCTATTTTGAAAAACATGGATTCAAGTCTGGTGATCTAGTAGAGTATAGTTCTACTGGTACGGCCATTGGTGGTATTTCTACCACACAGAACTACTATGTTGTCAAACTGGACGATAACAGATTTAAAGTCGCTGGTGCAGGTATCGGCACCACTTCTACGACTCTGGACTATGATAAACAGAACACCGTTAATATCACATCTGTAGGTGTAGGAACACATACGTTTAAGTATCCAGATATTCATGTAAACATTGATGTTGTTTCTGGATATGCAAGTTCTACAGTTTCATACCCAACTGTAAGACCTGTCTGCACAGGAACGATAAGTAATGTTTATATCACAAGTTCTGGTGCTGGATATGGTGTAACCAATACCTTCAATGTTCATAGAAGACCTGATGTAACCATTTCAAGTGGAACTGGTGCAATCATTGATGTTATTGTTAGTGATGGAAAGATCAGTGAGGGTCTTGTAAAAAATGGTGGATCTGGATATTCAACACCACCTATCTTGACTGTTGTTGGTGATGGTAAGTATGCCAAGGTTGTTGGCACAATCTCTGGTGGAAAAGTAACCTCAGTCACCGTTATTGATGCAGGAGCAGGCTACACTCAAGAAAAGACAAGTATCAATGTAACACCAGTTGGTTCTGGTGCTAAGTTTAGAGCTGATGTAAAAGAATGGAAGGTTGATTTCGTTCAGAAACATAAGAAGTCATTCAATCAGAATGATGACGGTATCATCGTTCCAAGTCAAAATAGTGACTATGGAAATAGATACGTCCACTCATACCTGTCCAGAAAACTGAGACAGATTCTTAATGACAACATTGAGAGTGACTTCAGTGAAAAGTCAACACTTTCTCACTCACCTATCGTTGGTTGGGCTTATGATGGATCCCCAATCTACGGCCCATATGGATACAGTCTTCCAACTGGAGGATCTGTAAAGAGACTTGCACCAAGTTATACTTTAACCACAAAATCAAATAGACCTCCAACTTCAGTATTTCCTCTTGGATTCTTCATTAGTGATTGGGAATATACTGCAGATGGTGATCTTGATCAATATAATGGTAGATTCTGTAAGACTCCAGAATTTCCTGATGGAGTCTATGCATACTTCTGTACAATTGAACAAAGTGATAGTGCTGACGTTCCTTTTGTTAACAACAGAGAGCCACTGTTCCCATATGTCTTAAATGGGTTTAAGTTTAAGAAGAACACATTTAATGATCAACCAAGCGCTCTGCAGAATCTGAGTATTCTGAATAGTGGTGAAGTTGTAAGAAACACCTATCCATATAAGTTTGGATTCACAAATTCTGAGTATGACTATCTGATTTCCAACAATATCAAGGACACTGAGTTAGTTGTAAGATCTGTTAAGAAGTCTGGAATTTCAACGGTTGATGTAGTTATTGGTGGAAACAACTATAAGGTTGGTGAAAGAGTCGTCTTCAACAACTCCAACTCTGGTGGATCTGGTGCAGCTGCAAAGGTAGAAACTGTTGTTGGTAGAGGAATCACCGAGATTTCATATACCGAGGACACGGTTTCTAATATTTCATTCTCTTATGCAAATCAGTTGGTTACTGGAGTTGCAACAGCATCTCACAACTTGGCTAATAATGATCTTGTAATCATCTCTGGTATTGGAACTGGAGAACTCAAGTTTGTTGAAGGTGTTAGAACAATCGCAGTATCCTCCGTCACTGCAAGACTTGATGTTGGTATTGGTACTAGTGGCGCAACAGGAATCACCACAACTCTGACACTAGAGACTTCTGGATCTTCTGGAAATATCTTTGTTGATGACACACTGGTTGTTGGTGCGACTAGTGAGAGATTAAAGGTTCTTTCAATTGATAGAACTAACAATAAGTACAGAGTATTACGCCAGATTGGTGTTACTACCTTCCACAATGCTGGACAACTGTTGACTGTTGATCAGAACAGATTTACATTCACCGTTGGTGTTCAGACTAATCTCTCTATTGAACCAAATAAAAAGATTGTCTTTGATCCACAGAATTCTATTGGTATTGGAACCACGGTTGTTGTCCAGTCTGTCGCTGGGGTTGGAACAACAACCGTAGTTAGAGTTAAGTCCAATGATGGGACTATCTTGTCTGACCACCAGTTACCCCCATCTGGTTCAACCGCAGACAATACTATCTCTATCACGAACCATGGACTCAAGACTGGTGATAGGTTGGTTTATAAAGTGGGTGTGGTTGGAGTTGCACTCACTGTTTCAAACAATCTGAACCTGAGTGATTCATTTAATCTTGCAAATGGTCAGACCGTCTTTGCAGTTAAGAAAGGTGAGAATCTACTTGGTATCACTACAACCAAGGCCGGTATTGGATCCACCTCTACATCACTTTACTTCTTACCAGTTCAAGATAACACTGGATCAGAACATTCGTTCACTACTGCAAATGAAGAACACATTGGTTCACTTAAGAAGTATACGGTAAATGTAAAAACCGCAAGTGATCACTCTCTCAATACAACCGATAAAGTAACTGTTTCACTGTTACCAAGTTCTACTCTTTCTAAGTCAGTAGAATACGATTCTACGGCTAGAAAGACTCTTATTGATCCAAAATACTTCAACACCACTAATGTTGGTGTAGGAACTTCCCTCTCCACAATTACAATTACGGATCACAACTATTCAAGTGGTGATAAGGTTCTGTACGTCTCTTCAAACCCTGCCACACCACTCATCAATAGAGGTGAGTACTTTGTTCAAAAACTGGATGATAATAGATTCAGACTTTCAACCAACTACAAAGATTCCGTCAGATATGGGGGTCAGTTCGTTGGTATTACAAGTTTTGGATCTGGAGTACACAAGATTTCAAGAATCAATCCAAACATTGAAGTAATCAGAGGTCAGACAGTTGGATTCGCTGTTTCTGATACAACAGTTTCCGACTTTAAACTTGAATTCTTTGAGGATCAAGACTTCCTCAACAGATATGATGGTATTGGAATTAGTACAGAAGTTACAAGATCTGGAACACCTGGTTCTTCTGGAGCTCTTGTCAATCTGAAGATCTCTAATGATTCTCCTTCTGTTCTCTACTACAAGTTGACTCCTACCAACTTAGATACAATCTCAGTTGCTAAGAGAGACGCAAAACCAGATGCAAGTGTTGTAAATGGTTCAAAGATTGTTGTGAGATCAAGTGATTACTCTGGAACTTATGCAATCTCCACATCATCTGCAACTTCTTATAAGTATCAAGTTCCTAAGAAACCAGAGACTTCATCTTATACTTCTTCTGGAGTAACCACCTTCAGATATGTAACGAATTCACCCACAGCTCTTGGACCAATCAATGAGATTGATGTGTCTTTTGGTGGAGTTGATTATGTAAAAACACCTGGTATATCTACTGTTAGAACCACCAATGGGTATGGTTCTGTACTCTCATTGCACAACAATGACAGCATTGGTTTACCATCCTTTACAGAAATTACAAAGATTGGATTTGACTATCCATCCGATAGTTCTGTAAAACCAAGAATTGATACTCCATCAATTCTTTCAATCTCCAAGAACTACAGAATTTCTTCTGTTGGTGTTGTCACAACTGGTAGAAACTATCTTTCTGCGCCAGATTTGATTGTTGTTGGTAAACCCGATGCAAATCTCGTTGCAAACATTGAAGGTACATCCGTAACATCAGTAGACGTTCTGACAGTCGTAAGAGGATTGGATAACGTATCCAACCCAGTGAGAATTGTTCCTATCAGAAACTCAAACGGTGTTGGTATTGTATCCGCATCGTCCAATGGTGATACAAACTTCCTTACACTGACTCAACCTACTAATGGTTGGAAGGCTGATGGATCCGACTTCCCATTCAAAGTGGGTGATAAGATCTTTGTTGAAGGAATTGGAATCGCAACCGCATTGACTTCAACTGGTGGTTATAACTCTGAAGATTATGATTATCAGTTCTTCACGGTTAAAGCAAGAACCCCACTGTCATCTCAGATCACATATTCTATCACTGGTATTGGAACAACTGGTGGTACATTTGACGCAGACAATAGTGCTGGTAGAGTTATCAGTCAGTCAGATCTGCCAACATTTGACATCAAATTGCAGAAAGAAGAATTCTTTAATGGTGAAAAAGTTACTTATGGTGCAAATGGTTCTGCGTTAGTTCTTGCTGAAAATGGTTATGATTCCATTTCCAACACCCTTAGAATTAATCAAACCAACTCAAACGTTTCTGTTGGTAATGTTGTTAAGGGATCCATTTCTGGTGCAGAGGCAACCGTAATTGGTGTCTACTCCGACAAGAAGTTCTTTGAAACAGATTACAGATCTGAAAGACCAAAAGGTTGGCAAAAAGATACTGGAAAACTCAACAATGACTTCCAGAGAATTGAAGATAGTAACTACTATCAAAGTTTCTCTTACTCAATCAAGAGTGAGGTTCAAGAGACCAAGTGGAATGATGCAGTAGATAGTATTGTTCACCCATCTGGATATAAGAACTTCTCTGATCTGATTGTTAGTTCTACACCCAACACTGGATCTGCTAGAAGTGACAATCTGAGAGTTAGTGCTGGTGCAGCCGCAACCAGTCTGTTTGTTAACATTGATAATGTTAAGTCCTTCTACGTCAGAGAAGACTTTGATTATGCATCAGAGACAACACTGAATAATCAGTTATCCAAATATATTACTTTCCAAAACAAAAAGATTACTAATTTTATCAACGCAGTTTCTAACAAAGTTGATATCATTGATGACATCTCTAGTAGTTTCACTGGAATTGGAACAACAACAAGCGCATCTATCGTTGGACTGACATCATTCAGACTTACAACTGACAATGGTCTGATCGTACCATTTACTAAGATCTTTGATGGTTCTAGTTCCTCCGTCATCTCCGTTGGTTCTTCTGTAATTTCTCTGAACAACCACAACTTCCAAAATGGTGAAAAGATCAAGTATGATCCTGGTAATGAAGTTTATGGTAACAACAGAGTTGGAATTGAAACATCCAATAAGGTAATTGGTGGTGTATCAACTTCATTCTTACCTGCAGAACTCTATGTTATCAAGATTGATAATAATAACTTCTCTCTTGCTGGTTTAAACACTGCGGTAACAAACAATGAACCACTCACTTTCCGTGCAGTTGGAACTGGAACAAGTCATTCCTTTGATGTTGTTAATCCAGACAACAGAGTTATTATTGACATTGATGGAATCATTCAGTCTCCACTGTATAGAAAAAATGTTTCAGTCTCTCTGAATGCAGCTGTTGGTGTTGGATCAACTACAATTGAAGTTGTTGGTGTCACATCAATCTCAACCAATAATCTTCTTGAGATTGACAGAGAAATCCTCAGAGTCAAGACTGTTGGATTTGGTTCAACCAATGTTCTGACAGTTGATCGTGGATTGTTTGGATCTGTTGCAGCTGCACACACTGTTGGTGCTGCAGTAACGATGAAGGGTGGAGACTTCCACATCATCAAGGATGTCATTCACTTCGTTGATCCTCCATACGGTGCAGTCGGTGTAACAACACTCCAACCAGGAATTTCAACACAGTCAAGTTTCTCTGGACGTATCTTCAACAGACAAGATCCAAACACTAACTTTATCTTTGATGATATTTCTGATAGATTCACTGGTGTTGGCAAGACCTTTACTCTTCTGCAGAATGGTCAAGATGTAACTGGTATCGTAACTACTAAGGCTGGTGCTGGTGGAGATGATGAGGTTATTAACAATGGAATCATTCTTATCAACAATGTATTCCAGAGACCAACGATTGACTACACCATGGATGAACGTCAGAATCCTGGTATTGGTGCTTCTATCTTCTTCACTGGAACCAATAGAGAGGATCTGCCAAGAGGTGGAATCATCAATGAAGTAACAGTTGGTCTTGGTTCTGGATATCAAACTCTTGTCGCTGCGGCTGCAACTGCAATCATCAATGGATCTGGTTCTATTGAATCTGTAGTTGTAACTGGTGGTGGTTCTGGTTACAGATCATCAGATTCGGTCTCCATTCAGGTTCTGAATCCACTGGGAATTGGTTCCACCGCAGTTCTTACTGCAACTGTTGGATCTGCTGGAACTATCACTGGAATCACAACGACTAGTGGTGGTTCTGGATATGCTTCAACCAATCCTCCTGTGATTGTTGTTGGTATTCCAACCGCATACTCAAATATCACATTTACTGGTGGTCAGGGTAGTGGACTGGAAGCTACAATCATCGTTGGAGCTGGTGGAAGTGTAATTGATTTCAACATCACTGATAGAGGAATTGGATATGCAAATGGTGATGTACTGACTGTTGCTGGAATTCCTACAGATCCTAATGTTGGTGCTGGGTTTAGTGCAATCACATTCACAATTGATTCTATCATCAGTGATGAGTTCTCTGGTTACAGTTTCGGTCAACTGATTGCCCTTGATGATTTCTCTTCTGAGTTTGATGGATTCAAACAAGTCTTTACACTCAGTAGAACGATCACCACAAAGGAGATCATCAACATTGGTAGTGATGACACCTCAATCAAACCAGCAAACAATCTGATTGTTGTTCTGAACGGTGTGTTACAAACACCAGGACAAAACTACATCTTCAATGGCGGAACACAGATTGAATTTACTGAACCTCCTAAGGCCGGAAGTAAGTTACAGATTCTGTACTTCAGAGGATCAAATACCGATGTAAACTCTGGTAATCCATTCAAGACTGTTAAGACTGGTGATAAACTCACTTTACAAAGAAATGGTAACTTTGTAAAACAGGGTAGTAGAACTGTAACTGGAATCACTGGAGTAAGTCAAGTTGAAACTAACCTCTATGGTGGGGCGGGAATCAACACTGATCCTAATTTCAGAAGAATGGTTTCTTGGGAAAAACAAACCAAGGATCTCATTCTTAACAATGAAGAACTTGCAAAATCAAGAGATTCGCTGATTGCAAAGGTTGAACCATCAACAAACATTATTCAAAATGTTGGTATCAACTCTAACGTCATTTACGTTAAGAATGCATTCCCATTCTTCAGTGCATATGACAATCGTTCCGACAGAAATACTGTTCCTGGAACTGGTATCAAGATCATCAGAGAGAACAACGTTGAAAGAGCAAGAGCAACTATAACAGTTTCTGCTGGTGGAACCGTAAGTTCTGTATCAATCACTGATGGTGGTATCGGATATGAAACAGTACCAACCGTTTCATTCTCTTCTACAATCACTCAAATCCAAGAGATTGGTAAGACATGGACTCAATCAACTTCAAACACCGATATTGAGTACAACGATGTCACTTATGCGGCTGGACTTTTCGTTGCAGTTGGAAGTACATCTGGTGTCAACACATCTAAGGATGGTGTTACTTGGTATGATTCGGGTGTAAGTGGATTTGGAACCTTCTTTGATGTATTCTCCAACGCCGATAAGATCATTGCAGTTGGACTTGGTGGTACAGTTGCAATCAGCACCGATGGTTCTACGTTTGATCCTTCCAGAATCTACAGAAGAACAAGAGATGGATTCCTCACAACCTATGATGATGAAGCAATCACTCAAGACTTGTTCTCCGTAACTGTGGGAACCAACAAGGGTGTTGCAGTTGGTGCTGGTGGTACTATTCTCTTCAGTCAGAATGGTCCATCTGGATTTGGTACTTCATTCATTGTTGCTGATAAGTTCTCTTCTCAGAATCTGCGTAGTGTTGCAAACAATGGAACGACCTTCATTATCGTTGGTGACAGTGGAACTCTTCTGAGATCTACTGATGGTGAAACCTGGTCTGGTGTAACAACTACTTCTGTTACAACTAGATTGAATGATGTCTACTACGCAGACAACAAGTGGATTGCAGTTGGTGCTGCAGGAACTGTCATCAGATCTACCGATGACGGTCTGAATTGGAGTGTTGTTTCTTCTGGTTCAACCTTCAGCCTTAACTCAGTTTACTATCAAAACGAAGTTTGGGTCGCTATTGGACAGACTGGAAACGTTCTGAACTCCATTGATACTGACAACTGGTATCAGAGATCCGTTGGTGTATCGGAAGATTACAATGGTCTCGCCTTTGGTGATAATAAACTGGTTGCAGTTGGTCTTTCTTCCAGTATTGTTTACAGTTCCTTTGAAACTGTCTCTGCCGCAGGAACAGTAACAATTTCGGCTGGAGGAACTGTCACTGGTGTAACGATCAGTGATGGTGGATTTGGATATGATTCAACCTACTCTGTTGATGCTCTGATTTCTGTTGAACCTGTCACAAGTGAACTCATCACTAGTGTTGATTGTGATGGTGACTTCGGTATTGTTGTTGGAGTTGGAACAAGTGCAACTGGAATTGGAACTGATAGTCCAATGGTTACCTTTGAACTTGATTCTGATCCATTCTTAGAGAATGCTGGATTTGGTGTTATTAACAAGAGTGGTATTCAAACTGGTGATTACTTTGTTGTTCACGGATCTGTTGTTGGAAACGGACTTACATCAATCAACGTTGATTCTAGTGTAATTGGCATCGGAACAACATTCATTGATAACGTCTATAAAGCGGATCAAGTTGTTTCTTCTTCGTCTGGTATTGTTACCGTTCATTCTAATGTTCAGTCACTTGCTGGTCTTGGTGAGACAAGTCTTCCAAGAATCGGATACTACAGTTGGGGTAAGTTCTACAACTTCACCAGAGACGTTCTGAATCCAAAATCGTTCACCATCAATAATCAAGATGGTTACACTGGACTCTCAACGGCTCCAATCGTGGTTCGTATAAACGGACTCAACGAAAACTACAGTGACTTTGATCAGACAACATAAATAAAACAAAAAGTCTAATAAAATGCCTGCGATTATCTCAGATCAATTTAGAATATTAAATGCTGCGAATTTTGTCGCTGGTGTAGCTGACACTTCACAGTCATATTATACTTTTATTGGTTTATCTAATTCTGGTGACGTTGGTGCTGGATATGGCACTACAGATTGGAATACAAATACTCCGGCTCCTAAAGATGGGTTCCGTGAGTATAATGATGATTATGACACCATGATTGCAATGAAAAAACTTGCAACTGGTGACGTGAAGAGAATGGTTAGAAAGTACACATGGGCCTCTGGAACGGTCTATGAGATGTTCAAGAATAACTATTCTAGAACCAACCTGAGTCCACAGACATCATCAACTAATCTGTATGATGCAAAATATTATGTTGTGAACAGTCAATACAGAGTATATCTCTGTATCAACAATGGTCAGTCACCAGATAACCCAACTGGTAAACTGTCTCTTGATGAACCAACGTTCACTGATTTGGAACCCAGATCCGCAGGCACTAGTGGTGATGGATACGTCTGGAAATATCTTTATACAATTAACCCAAGTGATATCATTAAGTTTGATTCAATTGACTACATGCCTGTTCCTGAAGGATGGGGAACTGGTGATAGTTTTGATGTAAAGAATAATGCAGTTGACGGAAAAATTGAAACTGCACTGATTGTTAATGCTGGTGGTGGTTATCAACCAATCAGTACCACATTCACAAATATTCCTATTCTTGGTGATGGAACGGGTGGTAAGGTCAGTGTTAGTGTTGACTCACAAGGAAAGGTATCCAACGTTTCCGTAACAAACGGTGGTACTGGATACACCAGAGGAACCGTTCAGTTCTACCCAGGTGCTCCTGGTTCTGAAACTGGTGGTCCTATTTCTGGTCTCTCTGCCGTTGGTGTTGGTACAACATCTGTGGCTGAGTTTGAAGTCATCACTCCTCCTCCTGGTGGACATGGATATGATGTTTATAAGGAGTTGGGTGCCTTTAGAGTTCTTCTCTATTCCCGTTATGAGAACGATTCGGGTAACCCAGATTTCATCATTGGAAACGACTTCGCCAGAGTTGGTGTTGTAAAGAATCCACAAACCCAATCTGGAAGTCTGTTAACACTTTCTCGCGCAAGTGCTCTAACTGCACTTAAGTTGAGATCTCTTACAGGTGGTGACATTTCAAACACCACATATACAGTAGATACACCAGTCTATCAGACTATCGGTGTTGGTTCTACGGCCGTTGGTTATGTTGCAAGTTGGGATTCATCAACGGGTGTTCTTAAAGTTTATAATCCAGTTGGTCTTGGATCAACTGCTTATGGCTTTAGAATGGTTGACTTTGCATCACAAATTGGTGCTGGTGGAACCTATGTGGTTAGTGGACAAACTTCAGGAAACGCTCTGGGAATTGAAACCAGTTTTGGTAGTTCTTCAAATCCAGGAACGGCTACTACGGTTGGATCCGCCTCTGTTCAACTAGGACAGAGTTTCGTTGAAGGTATTGCTCAACCAGAAGTCAAAAAATATTCTGGTGAGATCTTATACATAGATAACAGGGCAGCGATTCAGCGCAGTGCCACCCAGAAAGAAGACATCAAAATCGTATTAGAGTTCTAAGAAGATGCCCCAAGAGACTAACCTTAATGTTTCTCCTTATTATGATGATTTTAGTGAAGATAAGAACTTTAACAGGATACTTTTTAAGCCTGCCAGTCCAATTCAGGCCAGGGAGTTAACACAACTCCAGTCAATTCTTCAAAATCAAATTGAAAGGTTTGGTCAACACTTCTTTAAAGAAGGGTCAATGGTCATTCCTGGCCAAATTGCATATGATCCACTGTATTATGCAGTTGAACTCAATGATACTTTCTTGGGTATTCCACTGTCGGAATATCTTGATAAACTGGTCGGAAAAACAGTTAGAGGTTCTTCTTCTGGGGTAGAAGCTACTGTTGTTAACTACGTTCTCTCAAAGGATTCTGAGAGAGGAACAAACACGTTATATGTAAAATATTCAAAATCTGGATCCGATTTCCAAACATCTACTTTCCAAGATGGTGAAAATCTGACCGCATCTAGTGATATTGAGTACGGTCTTTCCCGAATTACTGCAAATAATCCATTTGCATCTTGTATTGCTTCTAATGCAACTTCCACGGGTTGTGCAGCTTCTATTCAAGAAGGTGTATACTTCATCCGTGGATTTTTTGTAAAAGTATTATCACAAACGATCATTCTTGATCAGTATGACGCAACTCCAGATTACAGAGTTGGTCTCTTTGTGAGTGAGAATGTCGTAACCGCATATGACGACTCCTCACTGTTTGATAATGCAGCTGGATATTCTAACTTTACTGCTCCTGGTGCAGACAGATTCCAGATCAAAACAACCCTGATTAAGAAGGGACTGACCGAATTCAACGATGAAAACTTCGTTGAATTGATGAGGCTTGAAAATGGAAACTTACAAAAATTTGTTAAGAAAACTGATTATAATCTCATCCGTGATGAGTTAGCCAGAAGAACTTTTGATGAAAGTGGTGACTATTATGTAAAACCATTCCAGGTTGCTGTCAAGGAGTCTCTGAATAACAGAAGAGGAAATGGTGGTGTTTATCTCCAATCCCAGAAGACTGCTCAGGGTGGAACTCCAAGTAGTGATCTGATGTTGTATCAGGTCTCTCCTGGTAAGGCATATGTCAGAGGATATGATATTGAAAAACTCAACACAACTTATGTTGATGTTGAAAAACCAAGAGATGAAAAGACTATAAGTGCATCATCATTCAGTTTTGATGGTGTTGGATACGTTAAGATTAATAATGCCTATGGTTCTCCCGTAATTGGATTTGGAACCACTGCAGTAGTAAGTCTCAGAAGTGACAGAATTGGAACTCTTGGTGTTCCAGCTGGTATTGAGATTGGAAACGCAAAGGTTTATGACTATAAGTTAGAAGCCTCTGCGTACAGTGATGGCACCAGTAAGTATGATGTTTACATCTATGATGTCCAGACATTTACAACTATCACAGTAAGTTCGGATCTTACTCAAACAACTCCTGCATATATTGAAGGTGCTAGAAGTGGTGCAAGAGGATTCCTTAAGAACAATGTAACTTCCTCAAAGAGTCTGACACTTACCTCTACCAATGGTCGTTTCATTGTTGATGAACCCATCAAGATCAATGGTATTGATGATAGTAGAGTAATTACTTCCGTAAGGGAATACTCTTTTGACGATGTAAAATCTATTCACCAATCTGTTGGTATCAATACATTCAACGCCGATACCGTCCTCTCAAATAGATTCTCCATTGCTCCAGTTGGAACAAACTTTACAATTGGAGTTGCTGGAATTGTAACAGCTCCAGGAAATAGATTCTCTGTTGGTATTAAGACTGGTGATATTGTAACTTATAGTAGAACTGGATTATCGGATCCTACTTTTAACAGAGTTGGGTCTCTTTCGGCTGATGGATCAACCATTACTCTCGTCTCTCTTGGATCTAGTGTAAGTGGAGTTTGTGATGGTGGTCTCACCACAACAGAAATTCAAACAAGTGATTTCGCTCTGATCAAACCAAGACTGGTCAACGGTGAAAGATCAACACTGGCTACAAGACTTCCAGATTCCTCTATCTCTAATGTTGATCTGAGTAGTTCTGAAATTCAAATCAGAAGACAATTCAGTCTGAATATTGCAAGTAACAGAGGAACCGTAACTGTTTCTAGTGTCAATCAGTTCTTCCAACCATTTGATGAAGAGAGATACAATCTTGTATATTCTGATGGAACTGTAGAACCCTTAACTTCGGAGAAGGTTACATTTAATGCAACCTTCAAAACAGTAACTCTGGTTGGTCTTTCTAAGACTTCAGATACGAATGCAATCCTTGTTACAACTCTGAAGAAGATCAATGTAGATTCTCAGAGTAAGAGTCTTTCCAAGTGTTCAAAACTTGTTATTACCAGATCTAAGTATGAGCATTCTGGAAGTTCTGCGACCAGTTTCAATGATGGTCTGACCTACAACACCATTTACGGAACCAGAGTTCAGGATAAAGAGATCTGTCTGAATGTTCCTGACGGTCTGAGAGTTCACGCAGTGTTTGAGTCAAACACCACTGGTGCTCCTACTCTGCCAAATATCACTCTTGTAAATAGATCTCAAGATCTCACCAACACACTTCAAGGTGAACTGTTAGTTGGTTCTACAAGTGGAGCTGTTGCTAGAGTTGTAACATCTGCAGCTTCAAATGTTGATATCGTCTACAAGAACGAACTGAGATTCTCCGTTGGTGAAAATGTAACCTTCCAGTCTTCTGGTATTACTGGAGAAGTATCCAGTGTTATCATTGGTGATAAGAACATTGTCAATGACTTTACCTTTGACAATGGTCAGAGATCGGAGTTCTATGATTATGCAAGAATCATCAGAAAGTCAACTTCATCTGAACCCAAGAAACAGATTGCGGTTATCTTTGATCACTACATTGTAGATTCGGGTTCCACTGGTGACTTCTCAACTGTTAATAGTTACTCACCAGATAACTATCAGGATGATCTGACACTCTTCAACCGCGAACCAATCGTTGACTTCATTGATGTTCGTCCAAGAGTTAAGAACTACAATCTTTCAAGTGATACCGCTTCTCCTTTTGAGTATGATTTCAGAGACTTCAGTTCTTCTGGATCATATGCAAATAACATCATCGTTAAAGATGAGACATTAACATTAGGTTATTCTTTCTATCTTGCTAGAATTGATAAGATTTTCCTTTCTAAGGATGGATTCTTTGAGGTTAAGAAAGGTGCATCTTCAGAAAATCCTGTAGCTCCAGATACTCCTGCTGGTGCATTTACAGTTGCGACTGTTTACAACAAACCATATCTGCACAACGCATCTCAAGAGAGTTCTGTTGTTCTTGCGAAACACAAGAGATATACAATGTTTGATATCTCCAGACTGGAGACAAGAATCAAGAACATTGAATTCTATACACAACTTTCTCTCCTTGAGACCGACACTGCAAACCTGAACATTAGAGACGCTGTTACTGGTCTTGATAGATTCAAGTCTGGTTTCTTCGTTGATAACTTCAGAGGTCATGGTGCTCATGCAATTACTCATCCAAACTTCAGAGCTTCTATTGACAAAGCAGAGAGTCAGTTAAGACCTCTCCACTATACTCATGGTATTGATCTTCTTCTTGGTTCTGAACAAGTTATTGGTATTGGTACAACCGCAAATCCAGCTGCAGATCTTACTCAGGTATCCGATCTTCAGTCAAATGCACTGAGAAAAACTGGAGATGTCATTACTCTTGACTATACTGAGAGTGAGTTCATCAAACAACAATTTGCAACCAGAACCGAAAACGTAAACCCATTTGCAGTTATCAACTGGGTTGGTGTTGCACAACTGAATCCTGCAAGTGATACTTGGTTGGATGAAAAGAGACTGGATGTTAATAACATCTCTCTTGAGGGTGGATATCAAACCTTCATGGATGCATTTGCTGTTGATCCAAACACAGGATTTGCACCTATTGATTGGGGTGCATGGGAAGAAGAGTGGAGTTCTGTTGATCTGAGTACCAGAGAACTTTCCAGAGAACTTCTTGCCACAGAAGTCACAGGCACTGGTGGTTGGTCTAGAGGTTGGACTGGTGGTGGTCAACAACTTCCAACAGAAAGTGCTGGTTTGGTTTCAAGAACAAGAAGTGTCACCATGCAGGACAACTTCTTGGTCAACAATGAAGCCACTGTTACCGTTGACAGAGGACTGACAAGAACTGGTATTCAACTCCAGGCAAGTGAAAGAATTGATACTCAGTCAATCGGAACCAGACTGATTAGTAAGGAAACGATTCCTTATCTGAGATCTAGAAATATTGAATTTGTATCAAATAGAATCAAACCAAGAACAAGATTCTATGTATTCTTTGATGATCAAGATGTAACTCAGTATGTAACACCTAAACTCCTTGAGATCTCAATGGTTCAAGGTGTATTCCAAGTTGGTGAGACAGTACAAGGCAACATGCCTCTTGGAACAGTTGATGGTGAAAACGCAGAAATCACCTTTAGAGTTGCACAACAGAATCACAAATATGGTGCATATGATTCTCCAACCATTATCTATCAAGTCAATCCATACTCCGATACCGTTGGACTGAGCACAACTTATTCTGCAACAAGTTCTGTTCTTAACATTGATACTGCATCTCTGCAACAGGAAGTTCTTGGAACATTCACTGGTTATGTTGCTAAGAATATGAGACTTGTTGGTCAAACAAGTGGTGCAGAAGCTACAATCAGTGACGTAAGACTTGTCAGTGATGAAAAGGGATCTCTGATTGGATCTCTGTTCATTCCAAACTCAGTATTACCAACCGCACCTCAGTTCAGAACTGGTGTTAAGACATTCAGAATTACAAGTAGTTCTGTCAACTCACTGAGTCCTACTGACAACCCATCAACTGCAGAAACTTCCTTCAGAGCTGAAGGTGTTCTTGATACAGTTCAGGATGACGTAATCTCCATCAGAAACGTTGATGTTCAAAGAGAAACTCTGAGTGATAGTACGGTAACTAATCAAACTGTCACCAGAACTCTTCAAACACAAGCTTTTGAAGAGAGAACGGTTGCACAGAACCAGTGGTTTGACCCTCTTGCAGAATCCTTTGAGGTTGTTGAGGAGAATGGAGTATTTGCTTCATCTTGTGACATTTACTTCCAGACCAAAGATAGTAACATCCCAGTTACTCTTCAGATCAGAACAATGCAAACTGGTCTGCCAACAAATACTATTCTTCCATTCGGTGAAGTAATTCTGGAACCTTCCCAGGTTGTTACATCAGAAGATGGTACGATTGCAACCAGATTCACCTTCCCATCCCCAGTTTATCTGGCTGGAAAGAAAGAATATGCAATTGTTCTTCTCTCTGCCTCTAATGACTACAGAGTTTACATCTCTAGAATGGGAGAAGAGGATCTCTCAACCGCAAATCTTCCAGAGAGTGAGAGGGTCATTGTTTCTCAACAACCATACATGGGATCTCTGTTCAAGTCCCAGAATGGTTCAACTTGGGATCCAAGTCAGTTAGAAGACCTCAAGTTTGTTCTTAATAAGTGTGACTTTGTACCTGGTCCAGGCACTCTGAAGTTGTACAACCCAGAACTGGGTGTTGGTAAGTTTGAACATGCAAGACTGAGACCACAACCTCTTGAGTTCTATTCACAGGAAATCAAGGTTGGATTCGGAAGCACTGTTGCAACTAGAGACTTCTCTGTTGGATCTAGATTTACTCAGGTTGGAAATACCAGTGCAGAAGGTAATCTTGTCAAGAGTCTTGGTGCAATCAAGATCAATACAAGTGCAACTGAAGCTGGTGGTATTACTACAAACAGAGTTGGAACTGGTCTGACTCCATCTGCATCTAACTTCACATACACTGGAATTGCACTTACATCAATCACTGGTAATGGTTCTGGTGCGATTGCAAACATTCAGATCACAAGTGGATCTATCGGTGTTGTAACAGTAACCAGTGGTGGTTTTGGATACGCTGTTGGTGATGTCCTTGGATGTACTCTTGGTGAGACTGGAACAGGAACAAGATTCAACGTTGGTATTGTTTCTGCAACGAATAGTATTGTTCTTGACAAGGTTCAAGGTGAGTTCACAACTTCTGCGGAACTGATGACAATCAACGCAGTTGGTGTTGCATCAACTCTGCCTGGATCACAACCAACCTCAATCAACAATACAGAGACCTACAAGGATGGTCTGCATGTCAAGGTCAATCATAGAAACCATGGTATGCACGCTAGAAACAACAGAGTTACAATCTCTGATGTTGTTGGTGTAACCACCACAAGCACTGTATCCACACAGTATTCAAATACATCAACATCCGATCTTGATGTTTCGTCAGTATCAGTATTCTCAAGTTTTGAGAACATTGGAGTATCCTCAACGAACCCAGGATATGTCAAGATTAATAATGAAATTCTCTCTTACACTGGTGTAAATGCTGGATCCACCCCACAAAAACTCACTGGTATCACTAGATCTATTGATAATAGTGTTGCAGAGACTCATCGCGTTGGTGACATTGTACAAAAGTATGAGGCTTCTGGAATTTCACTCAGAAGAATCAATAAGACACATTCCTTCGCAGATGTAAACAACTCCAATGAGATTACTCTTGATAGTTACTTCGTTAAGATTGATACAACTTCGTCTGGAGTTGGAACCGTAAGAGACGGTACTAACAGTTTCCCTGAACTGAAGATTGCAGAAACTGAAGTAACTGGTGGTACAAGAGCAAAGGCAACTCAGAACATTCAGTTTGAAGCCCTTACGCCTCTGGTTGAGTTCTTAACACCAAGAGATACATCTCTGGGTGGAAGAGTAAGAACGGTTTCTGGAACAAGTGTAAGTGGTAGTGAGACTTCATTCCAAGATCAAGGTTTTGAGAACGTTACTCTGAATGGTGTTAACTACTTCACCACTCCAAGAGTTGTTGCATCCAAGATCAACGAACAGAATCAACTGACAACACTTCCTGGTAGTAAGTCATTCACCATGGAACTGTTGATGTCAACGCAGGATCAAAATGTTTCTCCTGTAATTGATGTTGATCGTCTTGCAGTTATCACAACCACAAATAGACTTGATCAAAGAATCACCAACTATCCAGATGACAATAGAGTCAATGAGAGATTTGATGATCCTAATGCTGCGGTTTACATCACTAAGAGAGTAAATCTGGAAAATCCAGCTACTTTCCTCCAAGTCAAGTTCGCAGCATTCCGTCATTCCTCTAATGATTTCAGAGTTCTCTATCGTCTACTCAGATCTGATACTCTGGCTCAAGAGTCTCAGTTTGAACTCTTCCCTGGATATGACAATATGACTGATACCACTGGAGATGGTTTTGGTGATCAAGTTGTTGATCCAAAACTCAACAATGGTAAACCAGATAGATTTGTTCCTGCCTCACGCAACATTGATGATTTCAGAGATTATCAGTTTACTGCAAGTGATCTCCCAGAGTTCCTTGGATTTGAAATCAAAGTTGTCATGACTGGAACAAATCAGGCTTATGCGCCTAGACTGAGAGACTTTAGAGCGATTGCGTTTGCATGATGGAGTACAAAAAAGTTGAAGGTCACTCAGATTTCGTAAGAGATCTAGAAACCAATGCAGTTATTAACAACAACAAAACTGCATATCAGGATTATGTGAACCTTAGAGATCAAAAGTTAAAAGAAAAAGAGAGACTTGATAAGTTAGAGAATGAAATGGGTGAAATCAAGTCTCTTCTTTTGAAATTGGTTGACAAACTTTGAATAGATAAATATATCTAGACGAACTTAATTCTAAAGAATGGCCGTATATGTTGTAAATTTGATAATTGACCAGGGTGTTGATTTCAGTCAAACCTTTAATTTAGAGAGCACTTCTACTGATGCTGCACTCAATCTGACTGGTTATACTGGTGCTTCACAACTTCGTAAACATTCTGGAAGCAAATCATCATATCAATTTACGGTTTCTTTCCCTGATCGTGAGAATGGTCAAATCAAACTTGCTTTATCTGACAACATTACGAATAGAATAAAACCTGGAAGATACATTTATGATGTTATATTGACATCTTCTGGTGGATTGAAGGAACGTGTTGTTGAAGGTTCAGTCTTAGTGAGAGAAGGAGCCACGAAGGAGTAAAACATGCCCGACATTACTGTTCGTGTTGGTCAACAAAACGCCATTAAGGTAAAATCTTCATCAGCAGCAGGTGGTACTCAAACACTTGCATCTTTAACGGATACCGATGTGAGTTCTGCCGCTAATGGTTCTGTTTTGGTATATGATGCAAACACTACTACTTGGGTTGCCACAAATACACTGACACCGAGTAATACAAGAAATTTAGACGTTAATGGAGGCACGTTCTAATGGCCAGTAAGATTAGGATTTTAAGATCTACTGGTGCGACAGCTCCCAGTTCTCTTGAATATGGTGAGCTCGCTGTAACTATTGAACAAGGAACTGCGGGATCTCAAGCTAACAAAGCAGGACGTTTGTTCATTGGTAATGCTTCTGGTAATCCAGTAGAACTTGGTGGAGAATATACATACAAACTCATGGATCATGTCCATGGGGAACTGATTAATTCTTCTGTCGCTATTGTTGATTCTGCTGGACAAATTAACGGATGGAACGTTGCTGGTATTCTAACCGCAACTAGAACCGCATTTACAGATACTGTAACCACCAATCTCAACGTAACTGGTGTATCTACTTTTGCGGGCGATTTCGGTCTGAATGGTAACGTTACCATTGGAGACAGTCACACAGATATTCTCACCGTAAATTCGCGTTCTGGTTTTAATACCGATGCGACTTTCAACAGTGCCACTTTAGTTGTAGGTCTCTCTACATTCTCTGGAGCCTCTGACTTCAATGGTGGTGTTGATGTTTCTGGTGGTGCTGGACTTGTAGTAAGTGCAGATGGTACAAATGTAACTGGTGTTTCTACATTCAATAGTGCAGTATTCTTCCAGTCTGCAATTGATGTAGACGGTGGGGCTGAATTTGATGATATCGCTGTATCAGCTGCGTCAACATTTACTGGCGCCGTTGATATGAACGGTGGTCTTGATGTTTCTGGTGGAGAGACAGTTTTATCGTCTGCTACAGTCAGTGACTTAACAGACAATCGCATTGTTCTTGCTGGTACTTCTGGTGCCCTTGAAGACAGCGCAAACCTCACTTTTGATGGTACAGTTCTTGCATTAACAGGCAATCAAACCATCACGGGAACTCTTGATGTTGATGCTCAGGCAATCTTTGATGACATCACTGTTTCGGCTGCTGCAATCATCACTGGTGCTCTGGATGTAAATGGTGGAGCAGACATTTCTGGTGGAGAAACAGTTCTTTCATCCGCCACTGTTAGTGACTTAACAGACAACCGTATTGTTCTCGCGGGTACTTCAGGTGCTCTTGAGGACAGTGCAAACCTGACATTTGATGGTTCTGTCCTTGCATTGACAGGTAATCAAACCATCACTGGAACTCTTGATGTTGACGCTCAAGCAATCTTTGATGACATCACAGTTTCTGCTGCATCAACATTTGCGGGTGTCGTTGACATCAACAACAACGTAACCATCAGTGGAACTCTTGATGTTGATGCCCAGGCAATCTTTGATGATGTAACCGTTTCGGCCGCAATGACCGTAACAGGTGCCGTTGATTTCAATGGTGGCCTCAACGTTTCTGGTGCAGAGACCATTCTTTCTTCTGCAACCGTAAGTGACCTTACAGATAACCGTGTTGTTATTGTTGGTAGTTCTGGTTCTCTTGAGGATGATGCGAACTTTACCTTTGACGGTTCTGTTCTTGATGTTAATGGTATCGTTGACGCAGGAACCGCAGTTCGTTCACCAGTTGGTATTGTCACAACCCTGACAAGCACCAACGCAACCATCACCGATCTTAACGTCACAACAGACGCTAGAGTTGGTGGTGCGTTGACTGTGACTGGTGACCTCACAGTTGAGGGTACTTTTACCACTATTGAGTCAACGACTGTCACGGTAGCGGATAAAAACCTTGAACTTGGTACTACCGCAAGTCCAAATGATACTACAGCCGATGGCGGTGGTATCACACTGAAGGGTAGCTCCGACTACAGTATTGTTTGGAGAAACGATACGGATTCTTGGGAATTCAACCAACACGTATCTCCAGACGCTGATGATGGTTTTGATCTTGGTAGATCTGGTCAGGAGTGGAGAAACCTCTTCGTTGATGGTCTTGCCGAACTGGATGATGTAAACGTATCCGCAGCTGCAACTATCGCAACTGTTGATATCAATGGTGGTAACATTGATGGTACAACCATTGGTGCTGCATCAACTGCAGCAGGTACATTTACCACACTGACTGCTGGTACAATCGTAACTGGTGGTCGTCTTGATGCTGGTGAGTCCACGTTCTCTTCCCTGAGAGTAACTGGTGTTTCTACCGTTGCAACACTGTTCTTCTCAACAGGAACCAATACGAATGGTGTTGGATTCTTTGATGCAAATGGACAACTGCAATCAACCGCAACTCCCTCTGCAGGTATTCAAACATCTAACTTTATTTTAACCACGAACGCTTCTGGCGTTCCTTCATGGACTGATACAATTGATGGCGGACAATTCTAATATTGATGCGAATATTGTCATTGAAATCGCATTAAACAAAGTAATTGAATTACAGAAACAAGTAATCCTGATGGAGTCAAAATACATAACACTCCAACAGGATTACAAAAAAGTGCAAATGGAATATCAGGTTCTTAAGAGTAAATCTGAAGAATCTGAGAAGTGGGATGCACCTTCCACTACCACCAGAAAAACGACCACTAAATAGTAAGAAGCTAGTTGTATATTCATGGCAAAACCTAGCACTAG